TACATATTTCTTAAAACAATCCAAATAAACCCTTTATAAATAACTCCATTTCGGTAAAATCTTTCTTTGTTTTCGTGTTTTACTAACTTTAAATACATTTCCTGAACGATATCTTCAGCTAAATAATACTCTCCAAACGAGCGCACAACTTTAATCCAGTGTTTATGGTCTGCGTAAAGGTCATTCAAAAATTGATTAGAGTCCAAGTACAAATAGTAATAAACAAAATAAAACAACTATCAATCCACCTAAAACACGAACTATGCTTTTACCCATTTCTACCTCATTAAACAACCACTTCTTGAACCTTATACTCGGAATATTCCAAATAAAAAGCAAAACAGCCCTATCCAAAAAGAATAAGGCTATAATGAAAGGAAATAAAAGTATCGTTAAATATTTCACCCGACTAAGTTATGCAATTTTCTTTTATAATTCATTAAACGACCTAAAGCTCTTGCGCAAGTGTCTAACCTATCGTTGTATTTATTTGCTAATTCGTTTAAATAACCTTTCTTTAACTGCATGATAAAATCTGAGTGCATTCTCATTCGTGTTTGCATTCCTAAAATCATGTCGTTAACCTCTTCAATACGCTCTTGAACTAATTCAGGGTCTAACTGTTCACCCGTTCCCGTGCAACTCATACACTCGTAGTCTACTATATCCTGTAAATAAGGAATTTCTGTACCGTTGTGTTCAATTGTTATAGTTCCCCATCCGTTACACTCTTGGCAATCTCTTGATAAATCTTTCATAATTCGTGTTTTTAATTGTTAATTGTTGAACAAATATAATAATACTTTTTAATATAACAACAAAATGAATAAAAAAAAGCGGAATTTTTTACGTTCCGCCTTCCGACCGTGTTACCACAATCCAAAAATGATTCAGTAAGTGTTCTAATGGTAACTATCTGAATACGTTATTTACTAAAAAACTCTCCCAGCTTTTCAATTGACTTGCTGGATAAAGTGTTTCCGCTCATAAATTTATGCAAGTTAGGTTGTCTTATATCTACTAACTTAGAAAAAGCATTAAGGCTTAATTCGTGTTTTTGTAGGTAGTGTTTAACCATTAACCTTGTTAGTTCGTTTGCTTCGCTTAAAACCTTTGCTTGTTGCTTCATATACCATTTAAAAAGTCATCAAACTCCTTGCCGTAACTTGGCTTTCCAGCTTTTGGCTTCGCTTGTTCCTGAACTGGTTTAAAACTTAGGCTTTGAAACTTGCCTTTTTGTCCGTCTTTTACCCATGCTGAAACGTAATACTCAACACCTCCGATAGTTGCTTTTCCCTGATAGTGTGGATGCGTTTCTTTTTCTCTTTTGTCGTTAGTAAATAACGCTCCACTGTTGTCTCTTTTTTCCATTTTACTTATTTATTATTTATTAATCCAAATTCCATCTTTACCGCCATTCTTTTTTATTTCGTCTTTTGCGTAATTAATACGGTCTAACGTCGTGTCTAAGTCATCGGTTATAATCATTCGTGTAAACCCAAACTCATCGCCTATATCCTTTTTAAATAAAGATGCTTCATAATGAAACCACATTGTTTCGTTTAAAGGTGATGCACCAATATAATAAACTACTTCTTCTTCGCGTTTATATGCTTCGCTTTCTTTTAGCAGCTTATAAATATCGTTTACAAATTGAAAATAAGCCTCATTGCCTATAATACCTATAAACTCTTCTTCGTTAATTGTCTTTTCCATTTTTACTTTGTTTTAATATATAATCGTTTAAATCTTTCAACTGAGCAACAGAACTCCGTTATAGGGTTTGTTTCATATTGCCTAATTGTTTCGTACCAAAGTTTGTCTTTTTTAAAATCTTTGATTTGCACTATTTGGTCTCGGGTCGTGTTTTTGTAGTAACCCATTATTTGTAAGTCATCTTTCATTTTCATTGAAATTTTAATAGTTTATAATTCATTCTTAATTTATCCTTCCATTCATTGCATTCGTTTTTATAAGCCTCACAAACCGCTCTAAATTTTCCGTATGTAGTGTATTTTGAATAAATTATTTTTTCGGCTTTTAATTCGCCTATTCCTTTAATACCTTTAATATTATCTGAAGCATCCCCAACTAAAAATAACTTACAAAGTAAATTTTCACAATCTGTTTTTGTCATATGTTTAAATCCTTTGCGTATTTTATATTCAGTTCCTTGTTCATCGTATTTTTTTAATTGGTAATAATCAAAATGTAAACCTTCAATTTGTTTTAAATCTTTATCTATTGAGCAAATAATATAATCATTTACGTCCATTAATTGAGCATGGTAATAAATTAAATCATCAGCTTCATATTCATCGTGTGCAAATGAATTTTCTAAATACTCTAATAAGTAATTACGTAATTCATTAACCCATTTGTTAGGCTTTTTTCTATTTGCTTTATATTCCTGATAAATTTTTCTCCTAAAATTGTTTTTACACTTTGTAAAAAAATACATTGTTTTTTCTATTTGAAATTGCTGTTCAATATCATTTAAAATATCAAAACTTATTTTCTCAAATCTATCATAAGCACGTTGTATAATTTCCATTTCTATTTCAAAACGTAATAATCCATTACAATACATTTCTTTTATTTCAGAATAAGTAATAACCTTATATACTGCTTGATAAATAAGACTATCAGCATCAAATAAAACTACTTTTTTCATAATAATAAAAGCGCTTTTTGTTGTAACTCGGTTAACTCAAATTTAGCTTGCAACTGTTCGATAGTAAAATCACCGTCTTTTATTGCTTGTAATGCTTTTTCAAAACGTACACTATCTATTTTTTCAGCTTTTTTATTATCTTTTGAATCGGGATCGCTTTCTGTTTCATCAATTAAAAATAAACCATTTAAAGCGTATTTACGTGCGTAGCTTGAAGCTGTGCCCGTGCATTGTTCAGATGACATACCCTTATGTTCGCCAAGTTCTGCCCAACCTAAAACTTCTGCTATGCCGTCATCGGTTTTTAAAGTTGCCGTTGCTTTTAAAAATAACTTGTTGCCTACTTGTTCAATACTATCACTAAGGATTAATGTTGCTCCGTGTTTTAGTAAGATAGGTTTTGCTGATTCTAAGATTTGTTCAGCACTACGATATTTGTAATTTCCGAACTTGTTTAAACTTCCCTTTGGACATTTTAATTCTGCCTGAATTTCTAATAACTTTTTCATAATATAAATTTTAATTGTTTTACAAATATAACTATTCTTTTTAATATAACAATGGATAAATAAAAAATATGTAAATTAATTTATTATAACAAAGTATAAACGCAATTAAAACTGCGCCTATACAACTGTTATAAAAATTTTCTTAATCCAGTTGCACATCGTTCAATGCTGTTTGCTCGTTCCTGAAGGCTTTGGATTTGTTCTTGGATAGTCTGCTTACAATCGCTTGTAAAATAGCCGTGTGACGTCGCAATAAGTGGTATTATTCCATTTGTGCGAATGTAGTTAACTATCTTACGTAAACGAACACCAGTCATTTTAATTTTATAACCTCGTGCTAAAAGATATTCGTTTAATCGGGTTACTATTAATTCACTTTTAATTGGGTTCGCCTTTTTGTAGTTTCTGAATCCGTGAACTACTATCGGTAGTATTTCCATTTCTTCGCTTGTAAGTTCGTGTGTGAACTCTTCAAAATTTGTTACTGACATAATTTTAGTTTTAATTGTTGATTCAAAAGTAATTATATTTTTTAATATAACTCTAATTCTTTTATCTTTTTTTTATAAATCTGCATTAATTCTTTTAATTCCTCTTTTGTAAACTTTCGTGTTTTATGACCTTCCGCTTCCAAAAGTGTTAATTGTTCCTCTCCTATCTTGTTAATTAATCCTTTGCGATATTCAATTAAATTGCCTGAAAGATACGTGTTGCAGTGTTCACATTGTAGGTGAACATTCAACTCATTAAAGCGAACGTTCCAATGATTGTTAGCGTTGAAGTAATGACCTGCGTTTTCTTTTAATGGTTTCTTTTGGCAGCTTATACAAACTTGACCTTTATCTCGTAATCTGATATATTTGTTAAATATTATTTGAGTAGCTTTAATTAGTTCCTGAACAGTCTCAAGATCGTTCTTCATTTTAGCTTTCGTCTTTTTCCAGGTCTTCGCCTTTTCGGATTCTACCCAAACACGGACGCATTCATCTTTTAAGCAGTATTTTTGCAAGAACTTAATAGGCTCGAATTTCTGTTTACAATGCTTACAGCGTGACATCTTTAAAATTTAATTGGTTTTGTAATTCTTTATTTTTAAATTTCTCCTCCATTAATAGCTTTTCAAGTCTAAAATTTTGCTGTAATGCTATTCTAAGTTCCTTTTCCATAGCATCGTAACTTATTTTTACTTGTTGTAAGTCTGCTAAGCTACGTTCCATTGAATGTATTAAATCATATCTATTTGAAGCACGTTCTTTTATTTCTTCAAGACTTAGTTTAATCTTTAAATAAGTAGTGTCTAAGTTTACTTTGCCAGTTATAATTGTCAATTCATCCATTTATTCGTGTTTTTGCTTGTTATAATAATCAAAACGGAACATCTTTATTATTCATTTTTTCTGAAAACGATTTAATTTCTTTTCCGTTTACTATATCGGGTTCAATCAAAGGTAGTTGTTTAGCTGGAAAACTATTTGAAACAGTTACAGATTGTAACGGGTTGCGTTGTGCGTAAATCTTACGTCCAAAAGCATCAATCATATAGTATTGATATATTTCTAAGTCTAAATACATTTTGTAGGTTCCGTTTTTTGATACGCCTTTCGGTTTGCTCTTTGCAACTTTTAAATGAACTTCGTTTTCCTTTGCTACCGTTCCATCGTTCAATAATAAGTCAGTTGCTGGTCTCCAAAGTATTAAAACGCTTAAACCTTTTCTAAACCACACTTGACCGCCTGCAAAATCTCTTGCGCTTGCAATAGGAAAATAGCTTAATTCAGTTCCTGCAATAGTTTTACCATGAACTAACGGTTGGTCTCTAACGTGATTTATAATACAGTTATGTCGATTCGTCTTTCTTGCGTTTTTTCTTGCAAGTCCTAAAATACGGCTAAGATATTTA